CATCCAGCCGTTTTGCAGGGCCGACACATAGAACGCCGCCCGGCTTGTGTGGTCGCCACGCAGCAGCCCGTTGACGTTGTGCTCGGCAAAGTACCGCTCATCGTCCACGATCAGGTCGCGGCTGATGGCGGCTTCCCATCGCTTGAGATGCGGCAGCAGGCAGTGCTGCACAAACTCCGTGCCCTGTACCTCAATGTTGCTGTACGTGCTGCGGGTCAGGTCTTGGATCATGTGCGGCGGCACGCGGAACGCACGGCAGATCTCAATGACTTGGTACTGCCGGGTTTCTAGGAACTGGGCCGCCTCGTTACTGCCGCTCAGCTCATGGGCCTTTACGCCGTTGGGCAGAACCGCCGTGCGGAAAGCCCGATCCGGCCCGCGGTGCATCCGCTCCCACTGCTCGCGGAGCCGCTCGGCAGCCTCAACTGGGATCGGGTTGTCAGACTCCAGCACGATGCCGGGCCGGGCACCGTTGCCAAAGTACGTGCTGCCGTGGGCCTCTAACGCCTGGGCCAGGCCAATGGCGTTTTGAAACAGCCGGTACGTCGGGATCGGCCGCACGCCGTCCTCGGTCGTGAACCGCAAGGCAAAAATCTGCTCCTGCGAGTAGGTCGTGACCTTGCCGCTGGGCTCGCGGTACTTGTACCGCAGGCGGCCGTCCTCAAGCCGCTCGGCTTCCATGCGGCTACTGTGCAGCGGCCACAGCTCAGACACGGCACCTCGAGCACCGGGGCGGATCTCGGCGTAGCTCGCACCATAGTGCAGGTACATGCCGGTCATCCAATCCCGAAACTCCTGGGCCGTCTGCCACGGGTTTGGCTGCATGTGCAGCAGGCGGTACACCGGGTGCGTCGGAGCCTTGGCCTTGCCGCCGTTGGCCAGCCGCTCATAGACGTGGAGCGGCAGGGCTGAAACGGCGTCGGAGATCACACGAATGCAGGCCGTGTAGGCCGAGCACGCCATGCTGTTATCGGCCGTCACCCGCACGCCGGCAGGCGTCCTGCTTCCGTTGCTGGCATCCGCCCAGTCGATGCCACGCAGGTCGAACATCTTGAAGGCCGCAACGGAAAGCTCGGTCGTGTCGCTCATATGACTGTGATGTCCCAGTTTTGGTTTGGCGTGGTCGACGTGGCATGCACGCCAGCCGCCATCACCAGGCTCACGATGCCGTCAATCCGCTCGTGGCTTCGCTGCTTGCTTGGCTTAATGTTCTGCCCGTCAGTCTGAATAGCCACGTTGCCGGCCTGCCAAGTGAGCACCTCGTGCCCTCCGTGCAGCAACTTGCCGCCGACAATCCATGCCTCAACCTGGAGCGACGGGGCCGACATGGCCCCATATCCCTGCCCATACCCTACGACCGGAAGCCCGTCCTCTTGCAGAAGCTGCTGCGTCAGATGAGTCGAGTTCCAGCGATCCACGGCTATCTGGCGAATCGTGTACCGCTTGGCTAGGTCCACTATGTCCCGCCGTACGGCTGAGTAGTCGGTCACGTTTCCCTGTGTGACGTGCAGCAGCCCTTTACGCTGCCACACGTCATACGGCACCTTGTCACGCTTTACACGTTGCTGCAGGTTTTCCTCCGGTATCCAAAAGTGCGGCTGCACCCAGAAAGTGCCATCGTCCAGCGGGAACAACAGCACGAATGCCGTGGTGTCGAACGTCGTGGCCAAGTCGAGCCCGGCAAAGCAGACGCGGCCCGTGAGATCCACTGGGCACGGCACGCTGCCCTTGGCCCAGTTGTGCATGGCAATCCAGCGTGTGTCCTGCTCGGTCCAGCAGTTCAAGTACAGTTGCTTGAAGGTGTTTTCGTATGTGGGCATTTCAATGGCCCGCTGGCACTCGCTCCGCAGGAAGTCCAGCTTTACCGAAACGCCGAGGTTGGGATTCGCGGCTGCCCACGTTTTCTCGTCCTGCCAATCGGCCGCAGGATCGGCACAGTAGATGGCCGGCAAAAAAGTCTCGTCCTTGATCGCTCCAGTGCGGACAGCCTCGGCATACTTCCACACCTCCCAGCAGACTGACTTCTTGTCATGCCCCGCCGTTGTCAGGGCCACCGTGAGCGGGTTGCGCCTGGCCCCTTGGCTCGACAGCATCACTTCCCACATCTCACGGTTGCTTACGTGGAGCTCGTCAAAGATCACAGCGTGGGCCGAAAGCCCGTGCTGAATCCCGGCCTCGGCGGAAAGCGCCTTGTACGTGGCGTGCGTTGACTCTCGCACGATGGCGTTGCGATACACCTTGAGGTGCTGCCGCAGGACTGGCGACTGCTCGACGGCGATCCTAGCGGTATCAAAGACCAGCCTTGCCTGGTCGCGTGACGCAGCGCACGAATAGACCTCAGCCCCTGGCTCATCCTCGAGCATGCACCTAAGTGCAATGCCGGCTGCCAGCGTGCTCTTCCCATTTTTGCGAGGCAGAGCCAGCAGCGAGGTGCGTACCTTTCGCCGGCCGTTCTCTTCTGCGAACAAGGCCCGCAGGTAATCACGCTGCCACGGCTGCAGCAGGAACGGCTTGCCGCCAAGCTCGCCCTTGGCGTGCGTCAGGTGCTTCTCAAAGAACCGCACCGCAAGGCACGACGAGCACGCGGTGCACGGCTTATCAGCCGAACATGAGCCGGTCTTCGTCGTCGTTTGACGCTGCTTGCTCAACGGCCGAGACTCTCGCTAGGGCCGACGCCGTCAGGCCGAACTGCTCTGCAAAACGCAGCATGTGCAGCCGGCTGTCTTTCTTGCGATACCACGCAGGGTGATTCATCACCCTACCCTTGTCGTCCATAAACGTGGCCCCGTGCTGCTTCAGTTCAGCCTCGGCCTTCACCATGTCCGCCAAGGCGTCGCAGTACGCAGCTAGGGTGTGCTGATGACGAAGGCTCATTACCTTGGACGCCTCAAGCATGGGCACGATCCGCTGCCACTCAGCACGGCCGATGTCGCATAGGTAAGACGGCGGCTCAGGTGTGCCGGTTGGCACCTCAAGTCCGCTGGTATGTGGCCCTCTAACGCGAGCGCCACGCAGCTTAAGGATCGGCTTAGGCGTAGGCTTACGGCCCTTACCCATTACGCCACGCGATAGAACGACGGGAACCGTGGCACGCCGGCGTCCGTCAGTTGCTGGTACTTGAACGTGAACACGGTGCCAACCGCTGGCGGATCACGCCGCAGCGCGTCCGTCAGCCCTGACGATACACGAAACTCCGTGCCGTCTTGCAGGCAGGCCACGATGGCACCGACGCAACCAGCATTCCGGCCTGTGCCGCCGTCGTAGCCGACCACGACAGCCTCGGCGTCGCGGAACGTCTTGACCTTAAGCAGCGTGCCGCTCCGCTTCCGCTCGTAGGCACTGCCGGGCTGCCGCAACATCACGCCCTCGCCGCCCTGGTGCTCGACTCGGGCCAGCTCCTCGAGCAGATCGGCTTGCCCACCGCACAGGCGCTGCGGCAAAGCGTACGCTGGCCCGTCGCCTGCAAGAGAGTCACGCAAGGCGGCCAGCCGGTCCTCAAAGCCGCCCAATGCCATCGGGGCATCGAATGCTGCGTACCGCACCTGCCGCCACTCGGAACCGGCGTCGTGCGACTGCACCAGGCTGACGGTTTCTTGAAACCGGCCGCGGCCCAGCCACAACTCGCCGTCGAGCGGCTCGCTAGCCGGGAGAGACCGCAAGAACCACTCCGGGGCGTGAAGGAGGTTGCCGGTGCGAGTCCGCAGTTGCCGGCAATCCCAGACAGCACGCACGCCGTCGAGCTTCTCGCTCATCCACCAGCCGGCCGGATCGGTGCCGGCCCAAGTCTTGGCAAGCAGCACCGCCATCACGCATCCTCCATGCACAGCTGGGCCAACGTCACAACCGCTGGGGCACAGTCGCGCGGCGAGATCTTCCACACGTAGGGCTTGCCGCTAGGGTGCCGTGACGGTGGCAGGACCGACTGGGCAGGCTTGCCGCCAAATCGCACCTCAAAGCCGCCGATCTTTCGCCAGCCGCAGTACGGCACGGCGTCGGCCAGGCGGAAGATGCGGTGCTCGCCCCTGCCGCTGCTATACGTCGGCGTCTTAGCGTTGTACAAGCCAAGCTCCCGAACCAGCCTGCGGCCTTCGGCGTCGTCGTACTCAACGTCGATAAGGCCGCTGCGGCCCAGCAACAGCCCTACGTTGTAGCCGCCGTCAAGCCATTCACTGATGCGATCTGGGCACTGCGTCGCCTCTTGGTGCCACGCCAATCCAAGCGGTAGCTTGCTGCGGCGGCCGACTTTGACGCACGCGGCACCGTGCTCGAGCAGGGCAATCAGATCAGCGTCACATGCAGCGGCAACGGGCATTGAATCTCTCCGTGAAGGTGCCCAATGGTAGGCAACTCTTCATCGGATTTTCAACCCCGTCGGCGTGCGTTTTGTGCCTGAAAAAATGGTGCAAAACGCACTTTCCAAAGGCACGGAAACGGTGCACAGACGCACGCATTCGTCGCGTGCTCAACGCCATTTCCGAACGGCCCAACCACCCGATGCCGGCTGCGACAAGCGGTACGCCGAAAGCGGTCGCCTACAGGGGCCGTCTATTTCGGCCACGCGTGCCGGCCGC